GAATAATATCCGTTCCCGCGTCTAGCTCTATGCCTCCAGCATCGGATAGAAGCTCGATAGAGCCCGTACCAGTACCTTGATCTGCGTGGAGTACGATAGTCTCGGACGTACCCCCGTCAGCCGTCAGGAGAAGAGCGTTTGCCCCATTAAGCCCAGACTTTATGTTAATCCCGCCTACGTCAGAGAGTAGCTGTATTGATGACGCACCCTCTGTGGCCGCTGTACCCTGATCATTGAACAAGGTCATGGTAGAACTAGTGCCGCCGTCTACCGTCAGGTTAACGGCGTTAGCCAGGTTGGCAGTAGACCTTATCCCTATCCCACCCGCGTCAGACAGCAGAGATATAGACTCGGCTCCTTCTGTGACTGAAGTACCTTGGTCATTAAATATGGCAATAGAGCCTGTCGTGCCGCCGTCACTAGTGATATTCACCGCCTTGGCTAAGTTAGCTGTAGACCGAATCCCAACACCACCAGCATCTGAGAGTATATTTATAGACTCGGCACCCTCGGTAACTGACGTACCTTGGTCAGCATGAATCTTGATCGTGCCACTTGTACCTGCGTTCTCTCGTAGATAGATAGCAGCGGCAGCGTCGTAGGTAGATAGAAGATCTATATCTCCTGATGACGCGATATCAAAATCAGTTACATCGAAGTCAGCCGTTCCGTTTACATCTAATGTAGTAGTAACCGTCAGGATTCCTCCGACAGTTACAGTGGATGCCGCCGCGTTCGCACCGTTGGTTATGGTCAAGTAGTCAATAATAGTGCCCGCAGAAGCCTTATCTGAGCCTATGGCAAGGGTGTCTGAGGCAGAAGCCTGCATCCTCCACCCATCACCCGCATCATCCGCCTGATCCGCAAAGAAGTAGATAGGCGCAGCCGCACCTTCCACACCACGCACCTTCAGACTTGCGGTATCCACCCCCTTGGTGGTGATCTCGTCAGACCAGAGTATGTACCTGACACTGGTGCCTGACGTTATCTTTATATCGTAGGTAGTATCAAGACTTGTCTCTGTAAATGACCAGGCACCGTTGCTATCCGTAGTGGTAGAGGTTTCCTGTGAAGTTGTTCCTGTTTCCAAAAGCGCAACGGTTGCCCCGTTAACAGGGTCTCCGTCATCCTGAAATAGCTTCCCGCTTAAATCAATATCAGTTATAGCCATAATCTACTCCCAGCTATGATCACGGTACTGGAGAGCCTCTGAAATCACCCAGTCCGGGTCCTGTACCAACTTATCATGCTCTAACATTATCAGCGTTACGCCCTGACCAGCAAGTTGAGCCTTCGATAATAAATCTGTTCCTCTTGTCTCAATACCGCTATGATGACTGTAAAACGACTCCTGTACCTGCATCGCTAGATCGGGAGGATCAGTGAACGTAAAGTCTGTCTCTATACTACTCTCTAAGCGCCTTCCCTGAGTACGAGGCTGGTAATTAAAGTCCTTTCCAGGTTCCTTCCCAGCACGAACTAATGCCTCGAATGCCACATATGCCGCTTCACTACCCCGCCATCCTTCTGGCACCGTGCCACTTTGTGTAGTCACTGCTTTTCCTTACGCATCTACCCATCCAATATCACGGCCCAACAGACTTTATCTCCGTTGGTAGCCGCGTCTACGTATATAGTAGAAAATGCGATAGTGCCGCCTGCGGCCTTAAAGTCTATCTCTATCTCATTCCCAGCGGATAGCTCATACCCATTGGTCGCGGTAACATCACTGACCCCTAGATATGTAATGCCAGAGTTAGCCGCAAGAGCCTTAGCTTTGATCCATAATACTCTGTTAGTGGTATTAGATATCCGCTGCTCTGTACCTGCCGTACTGATAGTTGTGGTACCCGCGTCGAAAATCATGGTTCCACCAGATTTATAGTAGATACTCCGCGCTCATCGTACCCACTGTATTCCAGGCCCGTGGCGCTAGCAACGTCTACATAGAAATTACGTGTACCTCCGCTATCGTCACGGAAGGTGAACTCTACTAACGTGGTACTCTCTACCGCAGCTAGAAGTGCCGCACGTAGATCCTTAGAACTCTTACTTTTATACTCTTTATTAAGATCCACCTGTACTTGGTGTCCCCACTTAGCAGGTAGTTTCTTTCTCCACTCCAAGGTTAAGGAGACCATATCAGGAGTTTTCTTTTTGTAGTTAGCCGTTGTCGTAACATTTGTACGTATCAACGCTACTTTGAACTTGATGGCACGGAAGGCAGTACCAGCAGAAGAACCGAATGTGAATGTTGTTATACCCGAGGTCGCCCCAAGAGTAGTGCTAGTAATCTCACTGACATCATTCCCATCCGCATCTCTGAAAACCGAATAACTTTCCGAATAGTCGGTAGCGTAGGTCACCGTTATCTTCTCTGTTGTAGATAAATCCTGTGCTTCTACCCTAAGCTTGAGAGCTAGTTTATCTACCTCACTCTGCCCCGCGTTAAACCAGGGGGTCTCATGGGTACCACTTACGGCATATTCAAACTCACTCACTCTAGACGGATTAATGATATCAACAGGGAGTTTCATGTAGTATACGTGATCATCAAACCCGAACCAAAGACGATAGTTCTCATTCACATCTGAATAGGCGTTCGATACGTGCATAGCGTCGATTCTTCTGCCTTCCTTATCTGCTACCCACTTAGCTTCCCATCCAAGCTCGTTGTACCCAAGGATGCTACTAGAACCAGTCCCCTCATTTATTACCGGGGAGCCACGCCCACCGTGTGTAGGGCTCCACTGGAACGGTACACTGTCGGAGTCTGTTATGGTCGGAGAAGTGGTAGCATCCACGCCCACGAGCAGCTCGTTATGAGTACCCTCGGTCAGCATGATGGTGCCTCTGTTGGACTCGGGAAGCCCGTCATCCCTGTCAGGACCAACGACGGATAAAACCGCGGCATTAGTCCCGTTAACGTACCGATACAACCCCAACCCAGAAGGGAAATATATAGAGTCTCTCCATCTATCCGCTCCTTTGCCCGCATGGGGATGGAACGGGAACTCTACCTCTGTCTTAACAAACCTGGCATTAGCCGCATCGTGCGCCCACAGGCCCTTTTTGGTAGACGCATAGAGGATAGGTTCTCCTCCTGCGTCACGGGCTACGAATAAGCCGGTGCAGTACCCAGCAGGTAAAGGCAATCGGGCATCGTCTACAGCAGTACCGTCATCATCCGATACAGTGAGCGCATACCATAACTGCCCCTCGTTAGATATTCCCCATAGTCTATTATCCCAACTTTCTAAATACTTAGTAGCCTTGGCAGTATCGGGTTTATCCCATACCCCATTATTAGTGCCGTCATAACTAGGATATCTAGCAAAAGACCATGTGCTACCTGAAGAATCATAGTGCGCCAATATCAGCCAGCTAACATTAGAACTGTCCGTGTAATTCAGCGAGTCAGTGACTTGTATCTCTATTCCCTCAAGCCCAGTATCACTGGCGTGAGCCCCGATAACATTCTCGTCACCCGCAGTCCTGCCGTCATACCATACGTCGGACGCATTGCTGTACACATATATCTTTGAATTATTGCCTACCGCATCGTTCCATACCGCGTATATCTTGTCATTATGCTCGTTAATAGTCGCTATGCCGGTACCCGAACCAGCCGTAGCAAGACCATGCGCGACAGTATCTGTCTTATTGGCTAGGTTACCAAGTACGAGATGGTTCTTGTAACGTAGCTGGCAGTCAGACCACCAGGCACGGTTAACGTCCCCACCTGACTCCATACGGTCTATACCGATACCCCCACGCCAGTCTGACCAGGCAACTATAGAAGTACGAGCTTGAGAATCTTTGCTGGTATCCCCTATAACAACCTTAGAAGGATATATAGAGGCTAAGACACTCTGCACAGGCCTCATTATAGGGTAATAAACCCCATTGAGACTTATCTCGTTTGGGCTCTCTACCTTTGCGACCATTATTCAACCAGCCGTACATTAGTTAGAAGTGGTAGCGACCTCTTGGCACGATTAGCCATACCGAACCAGAAACCTGCCTGAGAGCGGCGTTGGTCAGGATCTGTGCCGCTACCACCAGAAGTAGCCGCGAAGGCCCTTGCTGTGGCAGCAGCTATTAGATACTCCTCGTTAATCTCGGAGGTGTCGGAGTCTGAGGTTAGTAGGGCAGGCTTATCACCACCCACTATCTTGAGTAGATTATACCGGGCTACCCCGTGAGCGTAGCTATCTAATACCACATCCTTGGCCTCTTTATCGATCTTCCAGAGGTTACGAGGTATTTTGACCCACTCTGCGGTGTCGTTCTTTACCGCACTGATATCGTCCAGCCATATGGTACAGGCCCCAAGATCCGAATCGTACTCAAGTCCCACTGAAATAATAGCAGTGTCGGTCTCAGGATTGGAAAGTGCCATTCGTACAAAAGTCCATGTGTCTGCCGAGAGAGCAGGAACATTGAGTGTTTCTATAGGACTAGCACATGACGCAGTATTGTCTAGTAAGAGTTTAAGATTACCCGCGCTAGTAGCTACCGTACTCTTTACCCACATTTCTATATAGTCGTATCCGCTGATATTCTTACTAGAAATTGAGTCAGTAGCAATATCCCCGGCAGATGCCCCGGCAGCTATTACGAATTTACAGCTCTGAGTTCCCTGCTTTTTATCCTTCGTATCAAGAGATACCGTTATATCACTATCAACCGTCTCGTCAAACGCCTCGGCACACGCATGGAGACGTGTAAAGTCCACGCTGTTGCGATAGTAGATATCTTGAATCATGGATATACCAGACGGAACATCGAATCTCTGCTGATGACCGTCTGTATGAAAAGAGAGATTCTCTATAGGATCCCAAGCCCTACCTGTAGCTTCAAGGATAGCCTGGTTAATGAAGTCGTTTAGTACTGTGGGATTATACTCGTCATCCCATAGTTCATATGAGTCTGAAGTAGTCGAAGCCGCAGCAGCACTTAGAACAGGCGACACTGTAAGCGTCGTAGAACTAGATGTGTAATCAGATGCCCGAGTAGTTTCTACGGTACTGGCAGAATCGTCAACGAAAACAACCCACCTACCGTTATGGTTGTCATCTGCACCGATAAGCGTGTTATCTACAATGGTTGACCCGTCACTTGCGCCGTTACCACTAGGCGACGATACATATACCGCACCTAAATTATACCCAATGCTTTGACGAAGCTGGGCGCGGGTTCGTCCGTGAATAACTGCCATACCTGCACCCCACGATGTTTAATATTTAACTTTACGGACCTTCTTTTTAGTCCGCTTACCATAGGCCTTAGCGGCCTTCTTACCCTTGGTTGTGTACGGGAACTTTTTCTTCCCCACCCTTGGCATTTGATGCCTCCTTACCGTTTAGGTTGGCGAGCTTACTTTCAAGTTCCTCAATCTGATTGGCTTTTTCTGTGACTGTACGGGTTAATGCGGCAACCTGTACCTGCAAGGTCACCGTCTCGTTAACCTTACCTCGCAAAACCTCTGAAAGGTCCTGTTCATTTACCGTTACGTCTGTGTTTGCCATTGACTCCCCCTAATCCAGTAAAGTGGATGACTCCTGTAGAACTCTGCTTACGCCTTATCCTACTTTTCCTTATATCGTCTAGGATCTTTCCTATTTCCTTGCGCTGCTCTGGCGTTGGAGCTGGCTTGTGATCCTTCTGTCGAACCTCTTTTAACCAGCTATCTACCGCATTGGATACCATATCCTCTAAATGCGCCTGGGAAGTATCCCCATCCGCAAGGATACAGAACTTGTGCCTCTTATCCGTGACGGGGTCATGTACCTGGAATACGTGTTGCTGAATACCCCCGCCTGTCTCAGCATTGTACCCCACCGAGGATACAGAGTGATCCGTAACCCCCGGTGGAGTCCAAAGTTCTGAAATCATTACTCTATGTTTGCTTTAATAAGCCCGTATTCGCCAGCCACGCCAGCTATCGGCCCCATGTAACCAACGGGAGAAAGATTAACTGTACCATCTTCATCATAGACTTCTACTGCCCCATCTACGCCATTGGATGCTACTAAAGGAACACCTAAGCCAGGAGTTCCATCAATTAAAGCTGTTGTAAACCCTTTGACACAAAGCCATCCGAAATCAGTATCTGCAATATCTACACAAGTCCAACCTAGAGGAGCATGGTCTACGTCATTAGCATCATGTGCCTCTACTTCCGTGTATGGATTTTCGTATAGCCCAACTTGCTGTGAAGTTGTTATCGCAGTTGCAAGCCCGTCTTCTTCGTCAAGTGTTACTACACACCCTGTTGCACTTGATACCACAGTATTACCTTTGACTCTGTACATATGACCTTCTTCTGCAACATCGTTGAAGATAAGCCATCCATCTTTGTATAGATCCTTTGCAATAGTTAAAGACCCCGTAAGAGTTACAGTAGTAGCTCCAGCAGAGGCGGCAGATACTGCTAGGTCAACCTGATGGGCAGCAGTTCCATCAATACCCATTACTAATTTACCTGCCGTTATATCTTCACCTGCTTCGCAATACACGAATTCTCTATCAAAAATCTGCATCCGAGTACCTAGTTTGTGTTTCTGGGCAGAAGTGGTTACTTTCTCCCACCCATATTTACCCATTATCGTTTGTGGAAACGACATAATAAACCTCCTTTAAGGTTTAGTTTACAGGTTCTAAGTCCTGCGATAGTCCGATATTTATTTTATCTGGGACGGCCTCGGTCTATCTTTACAGCCATCACAAATCTATTATGAGTGTTTATCTTGCTCATGCTTTCGTAGAGAAGCCGTAGCGTTTGTGAGGCGAACGTGTTCCGCTACGTAGTCGCATTCCTTACAGGAAGCCTTTGCCATAGCATTAGGATTACTCGACTCTACGTTTGAAGTCCTAGATTCTACACACCACCGACATTCACAACTATCCGAAGGGGCTACCGGCAGCATACCTAACTTAGCCTTTTTAGTCACATAGTCAGGATTGCCCGGTACTCCTTTTATAGCCGTACCGATAGGAAATACTATGTCCCCTACGTTGTTACGACCTGGAGCATGACGATATAGAGTGGTCTTGGGTTGCCACGTATCTATATATTCCCATGAATAACCCTGTGAGACCAATTCTCGTCTAAGTTCCTGTCGCTCGGTGGTGGTTACCATTCCTACCTCACTATGTACTTGTAGACGGTGCAGCAGCGTCGTAGGTCATTGCTGCGCCACGGCTATCATCAAGCTCAAATACTCCGTAGTCGGCAGTCATTACTACTTCCGTAGCCCTAAGAGACGCATCACGTTGACGTTCTGTATTAGTCTCGACCGACTTGAGAACCGCGAGTGCTGATTTATCGGCGATTACGCCAATCGCATCATCACTACTATCTACAGACAGATTGCCGTCCTCAAATATTGGTACGCCGTTAAGAGGTCTGAGTCCACTGAAGAACTCACCGAGTAGATCCTCACTCCATCCCTTGGGAACAGGATATGTTTGAGACGCAGTTACTGCCGTATTGGCAATGTCAAATACTGCGTTAGGATGTTGGAGAATATAAAGCTGAGTTCCGAACTTGTTAGCCTTAGCATAAGCAATTGCCGCTGCTACGTTAGCAAGTTTGAGTGTAGTACCGGCTGCACCAAGAGTATCACCGCCGTTAAGACCAGAGTACAGCGCGTGTACATCGGTATCTTTCTTACGAGCCATACCGTCACCAAGTTGCCTGCCGACTATAGAGAATACATTGTCAGCAGCCTGCCTGACGAGTTTATCTGTCAGGATAACCTTTGCCCCTACTTCACTTGCCGTGAGATCAACGGTGGTCATCCCGATGTCTTCCTCGTCTA